GATTTTCCAAGAATAGCAACATCGTCGCCGATAATTCCATAGGTTTGCAATTCTTCATTCACATTATTTTTAAACATGTTTAAACACGTTTTAACAATAATATGGTGAGTAATTGCCAACATTGCCCATGAGGATAATGCGCCCATAGGTTGTCCAGTTTCATAACGGACACATTGATTTTTATTATCAGGTAATGAAAAATCTCGGTTAGTCATGATATTATACCATAACTCGCCAAGCTCCTCATTGAATGCTTGTTTAAGGATTACAGTTTGTAAAGGACAAAGTAAGCGGTCGGTAGCAGCAGTTAAGTCGTGGCTTGAAAATTCAAGTTCCGGATTAATATCCTGCATCGTCCAAATACTCAGTACTTTACTCAGTTTTGTATGGTCAAAAGTCCCGTCCTCTTCTATATCTTCTAGATATGAGAATAGGATTTGATGAAGACCTTTCATAGCTGATTGTGTAAACCAATCAAGTATTGCGAATAATCTTGTTTTGCCGCCAACTTCATCTTTTACAGATAAGCGGGAAGTCAAGCAAGATGTTTCGTCTCCTTCGATAACGACACTTGGGAATAAATCTAGTAAATACATAATTCTTTTCAAAGAAGAATTCTTTGTAAGATGCACCCATCGTTTAAGTTGTTTCCAAAGTGGTAAATTCTTAATTGCTATATTATCTAATAATATAGTAGTTAAGGCTTTACCATTTGGTCCATTCTTAGAAGATGTGTGTAATGTATTGCTACATTTAACCAACTGTCTTAATCTTTGTTTACGTTTTTTCTCTGGAAAAACCTCCGACATGACTTTATTGGATTTAAATCTAAGTTCTTTAGAGTATCTTTTACTAAAACCTTGCATTAATGCAATGTCGTATAAAAGATCTCCAACGTTCTTATATTTAGACCAATCAAGATCATGCTTAAAGGGTTTGCTAATGTTTTCAAGAGAAGGAAATTCACCCGGTATTATTACAAGTTTATAAATTTGTAATAAGTATAAGGCCGATCTCCTCTCACTTATAGAACCAGTCATTAAAGGAACTAAATTATCCACTAATAGTGGTAAATTATATTCATTTAATTTCTGGTATTCAAATGGTTTGAATGAATGACCAGCACAAAATCTAATGCATTGTCCATGAAGTTCTTTTAAGAATTTTATTGACCATACAGGACCTTTGTGCTGACAGCTCCATTCCCACCAGTTGATTAAATCTATAATGAAAATATTAGCTACCTTTGGATCGGTACCAAATAAAACATTGGTAAAAGCTGGTATTCTACTAAGTACTCTTAACGTCTTACGTTTTCTTAAATAGTGGACCCATTTATTATTAGAGTTAATAATAAATGAAGGACCAATATTTAAGTTAAAGATATTTCGTTTCAAAGGTATTTTAGTAGTAACCTTTATTGTTGTTGTGGAGTAACGGGTGAAAATTCATCGTTACCGCCTTCGATAGTCTCAAAAGAACCATCTTCTAGTACACGACGTTTTTCACCTTTAAAGGTGTAAACCGAACCTGGACTAAGATCAGTTACTTTTGGGCTTCTCTTACGTGATTCTACGAGTATACTCGCAGCCTCCGTACGAAGAGCTTTTAAAGACTTATTTAAGTTTGTAACGGAATTTTGCATTCCCTTTACTTTGTCAAATACTGATTGAGCATCAGTCTTTGACAGGTTATCAGCACTTTTAAGTGCTGTTTTAGCTTCTTTCGAAGCTGAAATTAGACCAGACAAGTTCTTGTCTAGACCATCTACAACGGCAACAGGACCAGCTGCCCCCGTTGGTTTTTGTGGGTTTTGTGCCATTTTATTATATATAAAAAAGTGGTAATTATTTAATTTGAAATATATTTTGAATTAAATCTTCAGAAACAAAGCGTCTGATTCGCACATGAAAACACGGGGAGCACCTAAGTTTTAAGCGGTACCGCGTATTTACCAAAATTTGGAGGTATTTGACCCTCTACTTGAAAAGAATGTTCTTTCGGCAAAGGAAGACCAGCTGGTATACCAGCATGTGACCTAGCCATATATGGC